ATAATTAAAGTTGCAGATTATATTAGTGGAGGTAACATATGATAAGTCAAAATAAATTAATTCATTATAGCATTAATTTCTTAGAAGATGAGATATCTAGCTTAAAAGAAGATATAGACATATCAAAAGAAGATCTTATTAAAGCTCAGTTACAAAGATTACTACAGGAGTATATCCAAGATTTAAAAGAGTTAAGGAACCTGGAATGAATAATGAAATAAATAAAAACAATGTAGAAATACTATATGGATATATACTAAGAGATGATGAATCATTGCAAGGTCCTCAATGGGAAAGATTATCACCATGTGACATGGATGGTCCAGAGGACATAATGAATCAGTTTATTGATATATTCATAAACACAGACTTTGTAGAATGGATAGATTATGAACATCCTGAAGAATTGATTGCAAATAAAGATGAAAGACGACTTGCACTCGCTAAATACTTTAGAATGCTTGCAGATGGATTAGACGGAAGAGAAAATAATGAATAATGTAGAACACCCAAATCATTAACAATTAAATGTTAAACTTGAAGTACTAGATATAATAAACTTAATAGTATCAAATAAAAGCTTACCAAAAAGCGATGCATTTATAGTTGGAAATGCAGTTAAATATTTACTTAGATGTGAAAAGAAAAATGGGATTGAAGATTTAGAAAAATGTAAGTACTATTTAGAAATGTTAAAGAATAAAAGTTATCAATCTAGTTATAGCGACTTTGAACATTTAATTCTTAAAAATATAAAAGACAGTATACAAGATAAAGATTTAGCACTAGCATTTGACTCTTTATATCACCTAGAAATAAGAAACACACTTAGACATTTAACTAGTCATGTAATAGGTAAAGCACTATCGGAGGATTAATTATGAATAAAGATACAGCATACAAAATATTTAGATCAAACTACAATGATCAAATACAGCTACAAGTAAAAGAATTCATAAAAGATAAAGAAGTTAAAGATATAACATGGAGCTATAATGAAATGACAAATGAATATGTAGCGATAGTATACTACCTTATATCTAATGCTTAAACACATTCATTCTGAGAGAATAGTGTTTGACAATATATAATCAATTTAAAATCAGAAATCGTTATAATATATGAGTAACAAAATACAGTTGCTCATATATTCAATAATGATTGCAACGAGTGTTTTGTAACTTGCCTGACACCCACTCGTAAATCAAAAATAAAGGAGGAAAAAGTTAATATGAAAAAGAAATCAATACGTCAGGCGATTACAAGAGAGTATGAGGACCTAATTTGTTTACTACACAATGTCCCATCCCAAGTAGTCGCTTTATTTTGTGTAAGTGTAGTATTAATGAATATACTTGCAAACAAGTCCATTGACACAGGTATTGAATGGCTTGCACTTGATGGAGGATTAGCAGTATCCTGGTTAAGCTTTTTATGTATGGACATCATAGCAAAACGATTTGGACCAAAGGCATCATTTAAAATCTCACTCTTCGCAGTATTATGCAACTTAATTGCATGTGGGATATTAATATTTGTATCATATCTTCCAGGTGTATGGTCTGCATATTTCACATACGAAGTTAATGAGGTAAATCTTGCTTTAAATGAAACATTTAGAGGTACATGGTATGTCTTATTTGGATCAATGCTCGCATTCATTGTGTCAGCTGGAGTAAATAGTTTAGTTCATAAAATACTCGGTAATAAACTAAATGACAATACATTTAAAACATTCGCAATAAGATCATACGTATCAACAATGTTCGGACAATTTGTAGACAACTTAGTATTTGCACTTGTAGTAAGTCATGTATTCTTCGGATGGACATTAATACAATGTATAACATGTTCTATAACAGGAGCACTTGCAGAATTATTATGTGAGGTAATATTTAGTCCATGGGGCTATAAGGTAGCAAAATCATGGGAATTAAATGATGTTGGACATGTATATGTAAAGAGGATTAAAAATGAAAAGTAAAGGAAATGTATTAATCACAGGTACAAGTTCAGGAATAGGTCTAGCATGTGCAATCAAATTCATTGATGAAGGTTTCACAGTATATGGAATAGATAAACTTGAAAGTAACATAACTCATGAAAAATATTACCACATACAACAAGACGTAAGGTCAAAAAGCTTACCTGACCTACCTGAAATTGAATACGTAATAAACAACGCAGGACAACAAACAGATAACTTCTCAATTAATGAAGACATAGATGTAAACTTAATCGGATTAATGAATGTAACAGAGAAATATGTTATAGATAATAAAAACATTAAGGGTGTACTGAATCAGGCATCAGTATCAGCTCACAATGGTGCAGAATTTCCATCCTACACAGCTTCAAAAGGAGGAGTACTAGCATATACAAAATGGTTAGGTAAACATCTTGCACAAAATAAATACAAACATAAACCAACTGTCATGTCACTTTCACTTGGTGGAGTATTAACAGATCTTAATTTATCATTAATAGAAGACGAATACAAATGGAACAAAGTAATGAAAGAAACACCACTTAAGAAATGGATGACAATACATGAAGCTGCCGAATGGATATACTTCTTAACAGTAATTAATAAATCATGTACTTGCCAGGACATAATAGTAGATAACGGAGAAATGATGAATCATACATTTGTATGGTAGAGAAGAATATGGGAGGAAGAATATGCAAACAATATTATTTTTTATATTAATCATCTACTTCTATAAGAAAATAAGAAGAATGGATAAAGATAAATAATAAAGTGAAGAATAAAGGAGGAAAATATATGTGGTCAATATTACTTTTTATACAAACAGTATGTGTATACATGATAATGAGAAAGATGTATAGTGATAAATAATGAAAAGCTTAGTATTCATAATGTTAACACTTAGAGTATTATACTCACTGAAATATGATACGAAGAAAGTGGAGGAAGTATAAGATGAAAGATAAAATAGAAGATAATGAAATACTTTACACATCCCGTTTACACTTACTAGAAAGACTTGCAAATGACAGAACAGTAAACGCAATATATGTACTAAACATATTAGATATGATAGAGCCAAACGCAATATACTATCGTAAATCATTAATTGATCTTACAATAGAATATGTTAAAAATACACAGAATTTAGATAAAGAGGAGATAGTAGAATGAGTAGAACAGAAAAAGAATTAGATGGAGTTAGCTTACTTGGTAACCAAAATACACAATATAAATCAACATACAGTCCAGAAGTCCTTGAAACATTTGAAAATAAACATAAGGACAATGACTATGTAGTAACATTTGATGCATATGAATTTACAAGTTTGTGTCCAAAGACGGGACAGCCGGATTTCGCAAAAGTAGTAATATCATACATTCCAAATGAAAGAATGGTAGAATCAAAGTCATTAAAACTATATTTATTCTCATTTAGAAATCAAGGAGACTTCCATGAAGATTGTATCAATATGATCGGTAAAGATTTGGTTAAATTAATGGATCCAAAGTACCTAGAGGTCAGAGGAATTTTTGCTGCCCGTGGAGGCATAGCGATCTCAACACTGTACACATATTCAACAAAAGGATATGAAGACATTGAAAACCAACGTAAAATTGATGTTTTAAGAGATGGGTCTAACAGAACAATAAGATTTGACATGTAATTTATAGGAGAACATATATGAAAGGACTAGTACTTGTTTCAGGTGGACTAGATTCTGCAACATGTTTAGGCTTAGCTGTAAGTGACTTAGGAAAAGATAATGTAACAGCATTATCTGTATACTATGGTCAAAAACATATTAAAGAATTAAAGTTCGCTGAAGAATTAACAAAATATTATGATGTAAAACACAAAATAATAGATTTAACATTTATATTTAATGATGCGAAGAGTTGCTCATTATTAAAAGATAATAATATAGAATTACCGAAAGGAGCATATAGTGATCAATTAAAAGAAACAGATAGATTATCAACATATGTACCCTTTAGAAATGGATTAATTTTATCCTGTGCAGCTGCGATAGCTGCATCAATTTATCCGGACGAAGAAGTTAGATTATACCTTGGAGCACATGCAGATGATGCAGCAGGGGACGCATATCCAGATTGTAGACCAGACTTCGCCCATCACCTAGGACATGCAATTGACATCGGAACATATAACAAAGTAAAATGTTATTATCCATTAATTGATCTTAATAAGGCAGGGGTGGTTAAACTCGGATTAAAACTTAATGTACCATATCACCTAACATGGAGCTGTTATGAGGGAGAAGATGAACCTTGTGGAGTATGTGGAACATGTATAGATAGACAAAAAGCATTTGAATTAAATGGTATAAAAGACCCATTATTAAGTAGAAAGGAGAAATAGATGGAACAATCAAACATAAAAGAACAATACACAGTATCAAAAAGAATGGAAATCGCAGCAGCACATAGATTAACTCTCGACTATGAATCAAAATGTACAAACCTACATGGACATAATTATATAGTAGTTGTAGAATTCAAAGCTACAAAATTAAATCATAACGGAATGGTAGTGGACTTTGCACATGTTAAAAAAGCAATCCATAATGTATTAGATCATGCATATCTAAATGATATATTACCAAATAACCCGACAGCTGAAAATATAGGTAAATGGATAGCTATTGAATGCGACAAATTATGTCATAATGAAGCATATTGCTCAAAAGTATCAGTACAAGAGAGTGAGGGCAATATAGCTACTTATGAAAAAGATAAGAAATTAGCTTAGAGGAGAAGTTAAATGAAGTTAAATGAATATATAGATTCAAGAAAAGAACTTGATGATATATTAAAAGTAAATGAGATATTTGTGTCAATTGAGGGTGAGGGACTAAACTCAGGACTTCCAACAATCTTTGTAAGACTATTCGGCTGTAACTTAGCTTGCAGTTATTGTGATACAAGATATGCATGTGTTGGGAATGAATACAAAACTTATACAATAACAGATATCGCAGAATATTGTAACTTAATTAGAAAGTTTAAATCAGTTAATAGAATAACACTTACCGGAGGAGAACCCTTACTTGATAAAAATGCTATTACATTATTAAGAAAACTTGATGACCTCGGGTTCCTTGTAAATATAGAAACAAACGGAAGTATAGATCTAACAGCGATACATGAATTAAGAAAGGATGGAATATTAAAGAATATACAGATCATTATGGATATCAAACTACCATCCTCAAATGAAATGGATAATATGAAAGCATCAAACTACAAGCTACTAGATAATAGAGATGCAATTAAGTTTGTTGCAGGTACACGTAAAGACCTTGAAGCCATTAAACAATTCATGAAAGTAGAATACACACAATACACTAATCCGCCACACATTTATGTAAGTACAGTATTTAATAAATTAACACATGCAGAAGTTGTTGATTACATTTTAGCAAATGAACTAACAGAATGTAGAGTACAATTACAAATTCACAAATACATCTGGAATCCAGATAAGAAAGGAGTATAATAGAATGATAACAGATAAAGATCTAAAATACATTGACCCAGAATTATTAACTGAAGTATATAAAACAGATAATAGACAAGAAGTAATAGAGAAATCTATTAGAAATATTATAGCTTGCCTTGGAGATGACCCAAATAGGGAAGGATTAATAGGTACACCAAACAGAGTATATAGAATGTATAATGAAGTATTTGAGGGTATGAGATATACTAACAAAGAAATCGGTGATAAATTTAATACATGCTTTGAAGATGTAGAAACAGGTGACCTTGTAAGTGTATGTAATATTCCTATATTTAGTTACTGCGAGCATCATTTAGCCCTAATGTACAATCTGAAGATCCATGTAGGCTACATTCCTAACGGAAAGGTAATAGGTCTATCAAAGATCGCAAGAATAGCTGATATGGTAGGAAAAAGATTACAGCTACAAGAAAGAATCGGAACTGATATCGCAGAAATACTACAATATGTATTAGATACAGAGGATGTAATAGTAGTCATAGAGGGAGAACATTCATGTATGACTGCAAGAGGTGTATGTAAACCTGGTACAGTAACAAGAACAGCTGCAATTAGAGGAAAATTCAATGAGGATACTGATCTTAGAAAAGAATTTTACAGCCTAATTAAATAACATAAACTTAACCTCCTTTTTCGTTATATAATATGTAATAAAATATATAATGGAAGGAGGTTTAATATGTACAAAAGAAAATTCATGAAAATAGCACACCAGCTAACAGTAATGAATGCAGTTAATGGTTATCAGACAGGTGGACCTTTCGGGGCAGTTGTTGTAAAAGATCATAAAATTGTCGGAATAGGTTATAACCATGTAATTAAAAACTGCGATCCTACAGCACATGCAGAAGTCCAAGCTATAAGAGATGCATGTAAGAACTTAAATACCCACGACCTAACAGGATGTGAACTCTATACATCGTGTTACCCCTGCCCAATGTGTCTATCAACATCTATATGGGCAAACATAAAAAGAATATATTATGGTAACACACAAGAGGACGCAGATAAGATAGGATTTCGTGACAAAGAAATGTATGATATGTTCAAAGACCTAGAACATAATACACTTACATCTCTAACACAACACGATAGGGACGTAACAATTGAATCATTTGACGACTTTATGGATACAGTTGAGGCGATCAAATATTAATTATCCAACAACACAATTTGAAAGTATGTAATCAACACACAAACACACATTTATAAAACATAACACACAAAACACACAAAACACACAAAACAAGATAACCTTACATAGTTCAGTAATCAACAACAATGTAGGGTTATTTAATATAACACAAAGGAGGCATGTATAATGAAAATTACGTCAAGTAATATTCCAGAGGTAACATTTATAGCGATGTTAGATAATAGATATGATGCAATAACATGTGCTAGTAAGAATGAAATATTAAGAAATCTTATCAAAGTAAGATCATCTAATATCTGGGCATATATGATTGATGTAAAAGACTATGCCTCAAAGGTAGCAAATGTATATGTACAATTCAAAGGCAATAGAGGTCAGCCAGACGACATATATGTATACTATGATGTCCCAGTTATTATTTATAGAAAATGGCTTGGAGCTCAATCCAAAGGCAAATTCTTTTGGAGATATATTCGTAACAATTATAAATACTCAAAATTAACTGGAGACAAAAGAACAAAACTTCACAATGGCGTATAGCACATCTTAATAAGGCATAAGCCTAAACTTCCTTTTTTATTGACCACGAGACTTAAAAATACAAATTAAATCTCGTGGTTTTTACTATGTCCACATATAATCACCTGTCTATATATCTAAAAATTAAATCTCGCCTAAAATTTTAGCAAAAAAAAAATAGTACTAGCTATAAAACTAATACTATCTTTTTGAAGCATCGGTGTGTGAATTATACTTTCCCTCTATTAATCCTCAGAATACAAATCTAAATTCTCTTTAATTCTCTTATACAATATTTCCTCAGCAATCGGTAAAGCATCTCTAAGTTCTTTAATATCTAATCCATACTTATCTGAAAATTGAATAAGCATGTCATCTGTAATCTTACATTCAAGCTCTATCATTTGATTTATGAGAAAATCTTCTACACTATCATATTCATCTGTTTTAGATTCATATATAGACTTTTGGTAGGCAGGTGCCTCTATATATAACAGGTGATCTTCAACATCTGCTATATATAATGACCCGAAAATTGCTTTAAGTGAATTAAGTTTATCTATCGGTAAATCTAAATTAGGGTCTGATAAGTCCTCATATGTTACCTTACCCCAGTGCTTACCGAGCTGTTCCCCAACTTCCATACATAAAGAACGTCTAATAGAATACTTAACCTCATTAAGTTCTCTTTCAATCATCTCACCTATACGAGGTTTAAAGAACACTGTAAAAGATAAATCTGTTCTATATCTTTCAGCCCACTTATACCACCACCAGCACTCACAAAAATGTAATAATGCCGATTGCAACTTATCCTCATATGTAACAGATGAATTATTAATGAAAGTATGTGAGGCAACATATCCAAAAAACGCATAATTCAACTCAATTATCTTATCTCTTATATCCGTTCTAGCTTTTCTTCCTTCCTCATCCTCCGGTAACAACGCATATAATGCAAGAGTCTTCTCTTTAATACTCGCATTAGATTTCAGCTTCGCTTCATATTCTTTGTCCACACCAATAACTCCTCCTGTGTATTGTAAATAAAAAAAATAAATAAATATATATGAAATACAGCATGTATGAGAACACAATATGTATATATATGAACACATTACATAAAAACATACCATATTTCCTGGTCATATATATTATATAATATATAACGATTTTAATCAAGTAAATTCTATAAAATATATAAATTTTTCTAAAATAGAGATGATTGAGAAGATTCACATATAAATCACATATAAATCTATATATGAACATAGTGTGAAAATTATATGAAATATATCTCAATTTAATCTAAAATCAGAGTAAATTGACTCTGAAATCACTCTAAAATCTCTCTAAATTACACTCAATTTACACTCTAAATTCTCTTAATTTTATAAAAATTCATATAGTAAAAAGATAGAAATTTATGAAAATTTATGAAAATTTACACACATAAATACACTCAAATCTTATCAAATTTTATCAATTTTCTAGAATTTTACTGATTTTAGAGAAATTGTAATCTTAATATCAATATGTGTAAAAATAGAAAGATTAATATATCAATATGTGTAAAAATAGTAAAATTAGAGGTAATTGTATATGAATCTTTCTAAAAATGAAAAGATTGATGAATTTATCTAAAATTAGTAAAATTTAGTAAAATTTATGTTTATCAATTTGGCCAAAAATGAGAAGATTGATGAAATTTTAGTAAAATTCATAAGATTTACCCCTAAAAATTACTATAAAGTTATATAGAGATATAGTGGTCAATTTGGCCAAATATGAGAAGATTGATGGGTACAAGTCCCTCATATTTGAGAAGATTGACCACATAATAAATAGATAATAAATAACAAATAAATTATTTAATAAAAATTAATAAATTTAATAAATACCACTTTACCTCTTTAAAGTTTATAAATCTTCTAAAAATCTATCAATTTGATCTCTATAATCTCATTTCTGAGATCTGTTATCTGCGATCTCGCATCTCTGATCTTCGCATCTCTCTCATCTCTTAAAAACCTCTTCTCAGATCTCTGAGATCTCATCTCTCTGAGAGCCTCTCTCAGCTCTCAAACTTCTGCTTTCAGATCTCACTCTGATTGCTGTACCGATTTTACCTGAGTTAAAGATCCAAAGATAAAATATGTGCGGCACTTTGACACCTTAAAAATTTAAAGTCGAAAAGTGAGTCCTCGGAGTAAAATGATAAAAATAAAAACTTAAAATTAAAAATCGTTATATATGTTACACACTCGAAAACAGATAAGTATGAACTAAAAATAGAATTTAAAAACTAAAATCGTTATACATATTACACAGTTAATATATTAAATATTAAATATTAAAAACTAAAATCGTTATAATACATATATCAGAAATTTAGGTGGAGGTCAGTTATGGATATATATGGAGCCCAAAAGTGTATGGAGAAATTAAAAGGATATGTACAGGATGTATATGAGTGCCGTCCTGGGATGTATAAGAAGTCAAAAGATAGATTTCGTGATATTGCATCAACTTGTATTGAGGTTGTTGATTTAATTTCTGTGATTATTGAAGATGCTTCTTTATCACAAGATACACACGAGTTCTGTGAGGAGCCTACAAATGATGATCTAGATATGCATGAAATGCTAATGGATATTGGACATAAACTTGATACATTACAAAAATTTATAAATGAGGGTAAGATTAATAGTGAAAATAATGACTCAATGGATGAAGAAGATATAGAAGATACATCTATTACAGAGGACATAGATGATAATGTGAATACAGTAATAACAGATAATAGAGATGCTGAGTTTATTAATGATCTAAATCAAATTGAGAATAATATAGTTGAGGGAATTGGCCTAAGTCGTCAGCATACTTTATCTAATTTTACATCAAACAGACAATCAGATCCAATATACAAAAAGAGGATATCTGAATCTAAGCAGTTAATACACGAATATGCAAATGTACTAAGTAGAGCACCTAATAACTGTATAAACACATACGCAAAGGAATGTAGTCAAATAATCAATAAGTGGTTTGAAACAAGATTTTTAAAATGCACAAAAACTTTTAAATATAATGTGAAATACATTGGTAAGTGGATACAGGCAATTGTATTCGGATATGGTAAAGCATTAAATGATGGAAAATTTGCTGTTGAGAGATATATAAATGATATGTATACATGGATAAATAAACTACATCATACTAATAATAAGTATCCACTCCCATACCATGTATATCAGCTTGTAAAAGAAGTTCCAGAGGATCATGCAGTAAAGGATACACTAATTCTTTGGGATATGTTATTAAACTCAGGATATCATAAAATATGTAAAAGAGACAAGCAGAATCTATATATGAGAGATGACACAATAATTCAAACAATATGTAGTTTAGATCACTATATTGAAGAACAATTATTTTCATATATAGAAGAACCTGAAAAATTAAAGAGTCTTTGGTGGGGTGATTGTATGGAGGTAGAATATGTTTAGTATAAAGATAAGTCAGATAATTGATAAACTACAATATCCTAGTATATCAAAAGGAATATTAACAAAGTTACATGCTAACTTACTGACAAATGAATTTAAAGAATACACAGGTACAAGACAGTGTAAAGATAAGATAGTTAAACGTCTTAACACAATATCATACCTTATTATTTCACATGACGCATTCCCAGACAACTGGTCAAGTGAAAATCCAGGAGAAAATTTACCTGATATTGATAGACAAGTATTTCAAGATAGCCTTGGAGAACTATATATACATGAAACTGATATTATATGGGATATACCGATAACAAAAGAAATTGAACCTGAAATGATTACACCTAAACAATCTACAAACAAAGAAACATCATTCAAAGAAAACTTAAATAAAAGGATTACAACTAATACAGTAATTGATAATTCAAATTACATTCCACCGAGTCCAAAGGATTATGATAAAGTAATAGTTAACACACCTAAATCTGATTTATACTTACAGCCTCCGAAGGTACCAAAACTTGACGTAAACAGTATATTCGCACAAAAATATCTAGAAGGTTCGTTATATACTATATACTCGTCATTGCCTATCATACCAACAAAGCAAAATGAAATTTCTTGCACAACAAACGTTGAGTTGATGACTGACAGAGACTTACTACAATTATATCCAAGCCAGCTAATACAAACACGTCAGCCGTGTTTGTATAAAGAGGTAAAAGATATAGAATTACATCCATTATTTGGACTTATTCTTCCAATACATGGATACACACGTGAGGAGTTAATAGATAATATAGTAAAATATCCACACATCTACAAACTAACACGTCAAATAAGTAGAGAGCTTACACCTTTCTACTCTAATATAGAAATAAATGGTGAATTACAGCCAATCGCAGCAATCTGGAAAACACTTCCAGAAGCTTATACAATTCCATATATAGCTGAATTCGTTAAAGAATATGTAGTAAGACGTTATCTACTTGAAAGAGATGTTAAAGGAATTAAGCATAAGTATCCGATATTCGGAGAACTTAAACCATACTTAACATTATTTATGCCTTATACGAAGTATAGAGACTTTGTAGATTTAAGTGATGTTGAACTTGCAAGGAAATGTGTAGAGGCTAGAGTAAATTTTAAACGTTCAAGAAATCCAGTATTAAGGAGGATATTAAATGGATAAATGTATATTTTCACCACATTGCATGGAAGCAAATTGTGATAAATCATGTCCTATATTAGTTGAGATATCTTACCTACTTGAAAGAAACAACATTAATTTAGATTCAGATGTATTTAAAACAGGTGGAATTCCTGTAGACAAAACATTACAGATTTTAGAGAAATGTGATAAACAAATTGGTACAGTATTATCTAACACAAAATACTCAAGCCAAGATTATGCAGACATGTTAACATATTGTGCAATATGTAATCATTGGAGGGGGTCTAGATTACACTGCACAGTGTATAACTTAAAACTTGCAAAATACTTAGAATCTTTAAAGAATTCATGGACAAAAGGTGCAAATGATGAACTAGAATATCAAAATATATGGCTAAACTCATCCCAAATACTCATAATATCAAATTTTGATTATGTAAACTTCTCGGACTTTGAATGCCAAACATTATTAAACATATTAGAGTCAAGACGTACAGCGAAACTAACAACAATTTTAGTATGCCCAAAGTTAACTCAATTAATTAGTTCAAAAAATAGTTCGTTCTTTAGGCCATTAATAGCTATGTTAGAAGAAGGAGTAAGGAGGGTACAATTATGATTGGTTCTGTTGAATTACAAGTTATATCAAAAATACTCTCAACCGACAATCAAATAGAACTAGATACACTCCTAGAATATGATGAAAGCTTTTATTCTGTGTTCAAAGAACATATATTATTCATACAAGATCACAGAACAAAATACGGAGATATTCCAGATGTCTTTACATTCCAAGCACAGTTCCCAGACGTAACACTTATAAAAGTAACTGAACCACTTACATACTTAGTAAGAGAATTAAAAAAGAATAAACAACAAATTCTTTTAGTTGAAACATTTAATAAACTAAAAGATTTAGGTTCAAGCGATGTTACAGATGCTTGGACTTATTTGTCCAAACAATGTGAGAAGTCAGAGGAGTTATCTGATAGTAGACCATTAAACTTAGTAAGTGATGCAAAACAACGTGCCCAACAAGTACTTGAGTTTAGTCACCAAACAAGAATCCCAACAGGATTTCCTGAGATAGATAAACTAATGTACGGTGGACTATCTACAGTAGAAGAACTTGTAATCATATTAGCTAGAACAAACACTGGGAAAGCACAGCCACTATGGAGTCCAGTATTGACACCAAATGGTTGGACAACAATGGGTGAATTAAAAATAGGAGATACAGTTGTCGGTAAGAATAATGATAATGGAAAAGTAATAAAGATATTTCCTCAAGGTGTAAAAGATTATTATAAAATCACATTTGATGATGATACGTCAACTTATGCATGTGACGATCATTTATGGGAAGTAAAAGATATAGATAATAATTATGATGTAATAACAACTAAACAAATAAGAAATAATATAGAAAATACAGAATATTATATTGATCTAAGTACTCCAGTAAAATCATTTAGATCATCTATTCTTGAGAGAAAAGCATATGTTGCTCAAATGTGGAATGAATTTGGTTCAAAGTGTAGAAATTCATGGAGAGTTAATATTCCAGATAAATTACTCTCAGATGCATTCATATACAATGCAAGATCACTTGGAATATTCACAATAGAGTATGACGACATTATAGAATGTGACCTATCTCGTAATTCTAAACAAATAATCAGTATTGAATACGCAGGTCAAACAGAATGTCAATGTATATTACTTGATAATAAATCACATACTTATATCACAAATGATTACACAGTGACTCATAATTCGTGGGTGTGTACTAAAATGATGGCAACTGCACAGGTAAATGGGTTTCCTGTATTATACTATTCACCAGAAATGCAATCATCATACCTTGGTACTAGATTTGACACATGGAAGCAACACTTCAAAAATAATCAGTTAATGCAAGGTAACTACACAAAAGAATATATAGAATATATCGACAACTTATCAAATGAATCAACAGGAGCTTATGTATTAGAAGACAAAGATGTATCAGGTGAATCTGTAAATGTAAAAACAATAGCTACACTCGTTAAGAAACACAATATAAAACTTGTAATAGTAGATGGTCTATCATACCTTGAAGATAGTAAACACGCAGATAAAGATCATAATAGATATAAGAATATATGCCTTGATTTATTCAAAATGAGTAAACAGTATGGTTGTGCTGTTGTTGTAGCTATGCAAGCAAACAGAGATACAAAGAATATAAAGGATGATAAAGGAGATCCTATACCGACGCTCTTTAATGCGGAGTCGAGCGATCACCCAGGAAGAATATGTACACAAGCCTTTGCACTAAGACAAGTATTCGACAAACATGTACTTGATATTAGGCTTGAAAAATCTCGTAACGCAGCAAATCAAAAACCAGTATTTAGCTACTCATGGGATGTAAACACAGGTAATATGCAATACATTCCAGGAGAGGATGATATGACAACAACACAAGATGTTATCCCGACAGTAGTACCATCAAGTACAGTAAGTACAGAAATGGCATTCAGTGATGACCTTGATGCTGATACAAGCTTTGATATAGATGAGGATATAGAATTTTAGAGGGAGTGATAAATATGAGTAAGAAGATAACAAAAGTAAGAATATTCCCAGAAATTAAGAAAGAATACTATGCTGGGAGTGACGGAAAAATATATAACAATACAAAAGCACTAAAAGAACGCAAAGGAATAATATACTTAAGAATAAATGATAAAGAACAGTTCTTTTACCTTGACAAAATAATAGCAAGTGCATTTTTAAAAAATGAAAAGAACTTACCATTCTTATATCATAAAAACAATGATGTATATGATTCAAGACCTGAGAACTTAGAATATGTTAATAATGAAATGATAATGTATCCTGAGGATGATGAATGGAAAAACTTAAAGGGATATAACAATCAATATCAAATCTCAATAAATGGTAAAGTAAGATCACATAATAGATTTGTACCTCAATTAAACAAACCAAACGCTTATACATTCAAACCTGGAAAAGAATTAAAACTATTAGGTAGAAAAACAAAATATGTTTTATTAGCCTATAAGAAAGGATATGAGAGAAAGCGTATAAAGGATCTACTTGAAGAAATCAAGGAGAAATAGAAATGGATGTTGAATTAATTTTAAGTACATTAGCTGAACACGGACTAGTTAGATTAAATAAGAAATCAGGAAAATACTATCAGCTATTCTGTCCACATCATAACAATGGAAATGAAAGACGTCCATCCTGTGGAGTACTACTTGAGGATGAATACAAAAATGGTTCATTATACCCGAAAGGATGGTGGCATTGTTTCTCGTGTGGATATGTTAAGAATATGGAAGGATCTATCTCAGACATTCTATCATATCATAATATAAAACAGACCGGAGCCGAATGGCTTATAGCAAATGTTCCAGGATATATACCCTTAGGAGAAGACAGTAACAATGATGACTTACTCCCGATAGACATGTTAAACGCAGTTGAAAGTAAATACGCACTCCAACAATTATCTATAATGAACAATGTACCAAAAACATTTGTCACAGAAAAAGAACTCATACGTTATAGATACACAGTTCCATATATGTATGAGAGAGGATTGACAGATGAACTTATAGAGAAATATGATATAGGGTACCAGGCTGATTTTAAACTCGATGACTACGCAAAGCCACTCCCTGTAATAACATTCCCAGTACATGATATAAATGGAAACACATTATTCTTTTGTAGACGTGCAATAACTAAGAAGATGTATCACTATCCTGAAGGTGTAACAAAACCATTATATGGAATAGATAAAATCCCAAAGGACACAGATTCTGTATTAATTGTAGAAAGCTGTATTAACTGTCTAACTGCTGTCAAATACGGATACCCATCAGTCGCATTAATGGGGGCAGGTAATAGCTATCAAGTACATCAGCTAAAAGAACTTGGATATAAAAATTATGTATTATGCTTTGACGGAGATAGTGCAGGACAGAGAGCCTCACAAAAGCTAAAAAGACAATTACAGAAGAATGCGATGATATGGGAAATAAAGATGCCTGAGGGGAAGGATGTAAATGATTTAAGCAAAGAAGAATTCGATGAATTATATAGAAACAAAGAATAATTTAAAAATTAAAAAAAAATTAAAAAAAATATTAAAATTTTTATAAAAAGGTATTGACTTTTTTCTAAAAAGGGCTTATAATATATGTGTAGGTAGGAAATAAATATATTTCACACTAATCTACAAAATAATTAAGATGTCTAAGCATCAAGTATTTAAGAAAATGGAGGACAAAATATTATGACAAGCTCAAATCAATTCAAAGAAACTTACAACCTATTCAGATCTTACATCAGTTACAGTGAAGAATACACTTATGAACAATGGTTAAACTCACCTGAAGAACACAAAGTAGCAATATTATATTGCCAATACTACAAAGAAATAACACTTGCATGGAACAAAGTAGTATCAGTTTACTCTCAACAAAGTGACGGAGTGGATGAGGTAATACAATATCTTATTAAGAATGTTGATAAGATCAAACAAGATGAAAAAAGATTCAAACCACAATACATCTACACAGTAGCTTATAACTGTCTATACTGCTTATGTAGAGACTTAAATAAGAAGAAAAAGATATATGAAAATGAATGCAGTAACATAGTTATGCACAATGACGAAGAACTTGATTTATTTGAAACAGTTCAAGGTAGTGAAAGTACAAGTGTAGAAGGACATTTAACAGATAGTGAAAAAGATAGATTCTGGTCAATAATTGAAGATATGGGACAAGATACAGTAATAGTTGTTTCTAAATTATTAAATGACCCAATGAATTGGACAAAAACAGGAAAAGCAAAATTCACAAAAAGAGATTATGATAGAATAAGTGATGAAAGATTCCAAGAAATACTATCATCATTAAAAGATGTATTATCACAATTCAACGATTTATTTTAAGGAGAATATATGAATACAGTAACATATAAAACAACATTTGAATTCGGGTATATTCAGGGAATACAATTCAATGCCCACAGATATAACTTACAGGTAATAGTACAATCAGGTACTAACATAATAGACGGTAGTGTACTACTATCATTTGAAACACTTAAATCGTCCGTAGACAAAGTAACAGAGTTATTCCGAGATAGCTTATTATATGGAACAGATACAGATGAAAATGTAGGACCATACCTTGCAGGAATAAAACAACACGGAGTAAAAGTAGAATTCTTCAATGACGCACTAAACGTAGAAAACTTCTGCTCATATATAGCAAGGGAACTTGAAATAGTTCTTAGAGACAATGTAGGATATAGCGATGTAATAAAAGTATTAAAAGTTACACTAAATGAAACACCTCAGTTCTCAGCATCATACGAAAATAATTGATTTTTGAAAGTTAAACATCAAAATCGTTATATATAATATCAATAAAACAAAGGAGATCAAAGAATTATGGCATTTAAGAAAATTACAGACTACAACGAAGAAAAGTATGGTAGATTATTTGTATTAAAAGATGACAAAGAATACGCAGATGTAATCCTACTATACAGATCAATTAATGATGCATTAATCGCAGATACACATTATATCAAGTCACCTGAATACTCAGGATATGTACATTGCACAGATAAAGCTTCACCAGCACTAGCTAAAGGAATTAGAGTGCAAACTAAATTATTCATCCCATTATACAATCTATCAACAAAGAGAATTGAATTCTGGGATAGAAACGTTAGATTTGAAAATGTATTAAATAGTCAAGTATTCTCAAAAGTAGTTGACCCAATTAATTATGTTTTTAGAATTACAAGAAACGGTGCAGCTGGAGATGTTAACACAACTTATCAATTTGAACTTGTAGGTAAGAACAATATGTTAACATATAACGCAATACTTGAACAAGAAGGCGTTACTATGCCAGAACATTATGAAACAATTTGTAGAACAGTTACAAATGAAGAAATGGCTGAAATGTTAGAAAGCAGAGACAATGAAAACGGTTACTCACCATCATCTGCTCCGGAATATGTTCCAGTTGCAAGAGGTAGTGTAGACTATACACCAGAATACAATCCTACACAAACAAGTGTAGAACTTCCTAGTATGCAAGACAACTTCGACAATGTAATTGAAGACATTCCAAATGAACTACCATCATTAAATGATGAAGATGTAAGTTTCTAAAAATAGAATAACTACAAGGTGCATATATTATGTGTTAAGTTGCATATGATTGTGCATCTTTTTTGTTACATAAACGAAAGGATGTGAAAAACATTATGTCATTATTTAGTTCTGCAGACATTGCAAAGATCAATCAAACTGCAAAACAGAGTACTAAGATACTTGAGGAAACTAATAAGGCTAAAAAGTCAAATAAATCAATCACCTCACAACTTGAGCAAATCTATCAAAAAGTATTAACGCATTTCCAAGATTCTGATGCTATTTTAATAAACAGCAAAGAACTCTTAGATGAATACATAGATAAAGCAATTGAGGGTGGATATGTAGGAATAGATACAGAAACCACAGGACTTGATAGACAAAAAGACTATATTGTAGGTATGAGTTTATACTATATGAACGGAGACAAATGTTATATTCCAAATAAACACCTTGTCCCTATATTCGATGAACCATACTCGGGACAGTTAACATATCAAGATTGTCATGATGCATTAGAAAGATTAATGGAAGGCGGAGTAAAGTTTATATTCGCGAACGCCGACTACGACTTATCAATGATATACAAAGACTACAAAATAGATCTATTACCAAACTTCTATGCGGATGTAATACTTGCATGGAGATGTCTAAAAGAAGATGAACTTGACAATAGATTAAAATCATTATATTACAAATATGTAGAAAAGAGTAAAGGAGACGGAATGCAGTTCTCAGACCTCTTTACCCCAGAACTTTTTAGATATGCAAAACCTGAAATTGCAAAATACTATGCGGCGAATGACGCCGACATAACATTAAAACTCTTTATGTATGAACTACAATTCTTAAATAAACAAAATCCATTATGTAAGAAACATAAACTTGAAAGAATTGCAGATTTATATTGGAAATTAGAAATACCGATGGTTGGTATATGTCAAAGACTACACAGGGATGGAATCTACATTGACAATGATACATGTCAATCATTAAAACAAAGATATAACAGTGTACTACATGAAGAAACACATAAATTACAAGAAATGGTACAAAACATTTTAGATTCATCAACATTCACAAGTGGACTTGCAAAACGTCCTTTTGTCTCAGGAAAAGATTTCAATCCAAAGTCAGCCCCACACGTAAACTACTTACTATACAAAGTAATGAATTTACCATCAACAAATGGACAGCAAAGCACAGGGAAAGAAATCCTTGCAGAATTCAATCTACCTATAACACAACAAATACTTAAAGTAAGATCAATAAATGTATTAATCAGTACATTTGTAGATAAGTTACCAAAAGAGATAGGAAAAGATAATAGAATACATGCACAATTCAAACAAACCGGTGCCTCCACTGGTCGTATGTGTATTGCAAAGGGGACAAAGATAACATGCTTAAACAAAGATAAAAATATTGAGGATATACGCCCTGGCGACATTGTATTCTGTTATGATGAAGAACATACCTGTATAGAACTTGCAAAGGTAAAAAATTTATGGCTAACAGGTAAAGATAGGGACTGTGTTAAGATTAAATGGTATAGTTACGGAGAACAAACAAGTGGAGAACTAATCTGTACCCCAGAACACCCTATATTAAAGAAAAATGGCTCATGGGTAGAAGCTCATACATTAACACAAAAAGATAAAATATTTAGGCTTAAACGAAAAAACAGAAATATACATGAATTAGATCTAAACATAAAAGATATAAGTCTTCTCACAGATAGAAAAGACGACATACTAATAGATCACACACATCAAATATTATCTGTTGAAGAGTGCGGAAAGTATGAAGTATATGACATTGAGGTAGAGGGCTATCATAATTTCATTGCAAATGAGTTACTTGTCCATAACTCCTCAGCCGACCCGAACTTACAAAACATTCCGTCACATGCAATTGACATAAGACACATGTTTAGAGCTACGCCTGAGGAAATAGAAGATACAAAATATGAAAATGAATTATACATTAAAATCCACGATAGCTTAAAGACAACTGAGGGATGGAAATATGGAGATGAAATAACAGAAAATGATATAATAATAGACATAGCTGAAAATGAATACAAAGTATTAGGAATATCAATACATTCTGGAAATGTAACACTAATACTTGATAATGTACAAGAAAATACATTATTCTCAGTAAAACATTCAGCATATGTAATGCTATCAAGTGACTACAGTTAAGAGTTGGCTGTAGTAAAACCTGGCTAATTCGGTGAAATCTTTTACATCGGTTCGTGATAAGAGATAATACCGAGCAAGATAGATAACAATCTATTATGTGTAGAGACTATCGAAAGCTAAAAACTTACATTCATAGAAATATGTAAATAGATTACTAATCTAGGTAAGTTGAGATAACCAAGCAAGTAGAGTACAGCCTAAGTAGGTTAGTATATAATTGATATTAGATTATAGTAAAACTATTAAATGGAAACACCAGGATGTTATATGTATGGTAACAGTACATATAGTATAAGAGCTAGTCCGACACTTCTAGTGATAGAAGAAATGTTTAACAAACATATAACTAAGAACAGCAACAAGAACCAAAACTAACAGCATTCGTAAGTAAAGATAAAGCAATGATACAAGCTTTTAAAGATGGTAAAGACATATATGCAACAATTGCATCATTATCTTTTAATCTACCTTATGAAAAGTGTCTTGAGTTTCATCCAGAAACAGGTGAATATCAACCTGACGGAAAAGCAAGACGTGGTGAAGCAAAAAGTATTGTGCTCGGAATTACTTACGGAAGATCAGTTGTAACAATAGCAGAACAATTATTCGGTACTGATACAACATTAACAGAAAAAGATAAAATTAAAAAAGCACAAGCTGTATATGATGCAGTACTTAATGCCTTTCCAGGTATTCGTAGCTTAATGCATAATGCACAGTTAATGGCAAAGAAAGTAGGCTATGTAGAAAGTATACTTGGAAGACGCCGTCATATTCCAGATATGCAACTACCTGAATTTGAATTCAAACCTATGAAAGGATATGTGAATCCAGACATAGATCCACTCGACCTATCTACTTTAGATAATAGGTCAGAAATTCCAGAAAGAATAATTAAAAGACTAGAACAAGAATTCAAAGGATATAAATACTTCGGTCAAATAGTTAAACGTATAAATGAACTAGCTGACCAAAATATAAAAGTAATCAATAATAGACGTAAGATAGATGATGCAACACGTAAATGTGTTAACTCAATCATACAATCAAGTGCCGCCGAACAGACAAAACTTGCACTTTTAAAAATAGATGCAAATAAAAGATGGCATGAAATAGGTGGAAGATTATTAGTTCCAGTACATGATGAAATCATTGGTGAAGTTCCAATGAGGTACTGGGAGGAAGGTGGCCAAATATTAAGCAAAATGATGTGTGATGCAGCAGACTTCTTACCTTTTGAATCAAAATGTGACGTTACAACAACATTACGATGGTATGGATTAGATTATCCATGTCATTACAGTATGCCTCAGGACTTAAATAATATGAATGAGGACAATATAAAATGGATACAATATCATTTATTTGAATGTGAGTATACATTACCGATTTATAAAGAAAATGGTGAAAAACCTAGAGGAGATGCAGCGTATGGTGTAAATGGGATATATTCAGAAGAATGTAAAGACCACATACATCACTACATGACAAAATATAAACTAAAAGACGATAAAGAGTTTATAGAACATATTCACAACAAAGTGTATTATGGAAATTAAAGACAGAAATCGTTATATATTATATCATAAAATATAGGAGGACATAAATGAAAATTACACTTAATACAAAACCATTATGTGACGCTATTAATCTTGGAGTTATTAATAGCAATGTATCAAATTTTAATAGAAGAAGTGGTATAGTACAGCTTACTGCTACAAAAACAGAATTAATCATTAACATTCAATCACATATGATATGTACAAAACTAACATTGCCAGGAAGTGGTGATAGTGATGAAAAAGCAATAGTATTCGTAGAAGCATTAATACTAAAACAATTACTAAATTCACTTGATAGTAACATCATTACACTAACATT